TTATAGAAATTCTTTTCCCATAGGAATAAATATTGCACTTTGGTTATTGAAAATTATTCCACAACCAAGTGTTTCTTTTTGTTTTGCATATTTTCCGTATGCAAATGCGTAGGCATCACGATTTACACCGCAACCTACATTGATACCAAAAACAGTATCTCGGCTATTGGCAGAATATTGTACGCCACCGAAACTGTGAGAGTGACCTATTGCACAACTCATTCTCTCTACTTGCGCTTTATTGATAGCGCCGTTCTTACCGCCCCAATTTACGCCGTGAGAGTATAATATATCATTTTGGATAAACTCATTACCTCTGCATATCCAACCTTCAGGAAGTTCAAGAACATCGTGCAAGTCTTTTAAAAATCTTGTGCCTATGCCAGCGCTTGCAGCTTGTCTATTTATTCTCTCATCGTGATTACCTATAATATAATCAACTTCAGGGAATAGTGCAACATATATTTTTAAGCGTTGAATAGCAAGGTCTAATTCACTATATGCACCCAAAGCGCAAGGCTCTGCTCCGTGTCTGCTTATAGCGTGGTTGTCAACCAAATCACCCAAGCATATTACTTGCCCTACCTTATATTTCTTTGCGGTGTCTTGCAGAAAATAAGGGAAATTTGGATGGTCAAACGGACAATGCGGGTCAGAAAAAACTAAAATAGGTGAATTGCTTTTGTATCTCTCACAACGCCTTATGTAGCTTCTTACTTTTTCCTCAATTTGTTTGGGGTTTAATTCCGGGAAGTCAGGTGCAAGCGCTTCACACACTTGCGACCAACTTTTACCCTCATCAAACCTCAAACGCTCCGCTTTTGATTTCCAATCGGTCTGCATTCGGCTCACCTTATTCCTTTATTGCTTGTGTACCAAAGTAAAAACCAATGATTATTAAGTAAATATCCTTAATATCAAATTGCCCTTTTAATGCCAGCACAACTACTACAATGGTTAGTAAAATTGTTACAATAGATTTTACAGTAAGCAGTTTATTTAGCCTTTCCTTCATATACAACAACTCCTTATTTAATAACAAGTGTTAAAATAGCACCTATCAATGCACCCACAACACCTGTAATAATAGCGGTTATGATTTTATCCCATCGGTTTGCAGGAATTTCCTTCAATTCTTTAACATCTTGGTGCAGTTCATCAAATTGACTTGAAAGTTGCTTTACGTTTGAATTTGTAACAGCCACCGCTTTTGTCAATTCTCGTAAATCGTGCACCTCGTTTTCAAGGTCTTTAACACGGTGTTCTACACCTTTAATTTTGGCATCGTGTTCCATTACCTTTGCTGGCAAGCTATCCATTTAATCACCGCCTTTATACGATTATCGCATCAAATCCTGATGCTTTTAATCTGCTTCGCATATTGATGGCATTTTGTTTACTCTTGTAAGCACCAACCTGCACACGATATAGTCTGCCACCGACATTGGTGTCGGTCGCAACAGGCTTTTCCTCAACAAAAGCAATCCCAAGAGTTTTAAGTATACCTTTAGCAATAGCAACACCCATTGCCTTCTGCTCTGCTGGTGTATCAATGATGGCAACATCATTTTTGTTGTCTAAAAAAGCACATTCCACAAGGCAAACAGGGCTGTTAGTCTGTCTTATCCAGCCGAAGTAATCTGTGCCGCTTGAGTTTTTCTTGGTTTTAATGCCGTCGTTCTGACCGCTGTCACCTCTACGCAAGTTTTGACCAATTTTACTAATATCAGCTGCTATATTCTGTGCTAAAGTTTTACCTTTGCCGCCAACAATTGAATGGTAAATCTCAGCTCCGTCGCCGCCGCCAGCATTGTTGTGAATTTCAACAGCGTAGTCAGGATTGAATGCGTTGCACTCTTTAATTCTTGCTTCAAGACCCTCGCTCTCGTCTTTAGTACGGCTCATTGCCGTAGTTATTCCGTGTCTTATCAACACCTCGTTGCAAGCAAGAGCAATAGCAAGGTTTAAATCTTTTTCCTTGAAATTTGCAACTGCTCCGGGGTCAGAGCCTCCGTGACCTACACTTATAAATACTTTATTTGCCATTGTTATTCACTCCTTTTTGTACCAAAGTAAAATGTTATCCAATCGGCTCATTAACGGTAATGGTTGGGTCTTCACCTATACCACTACCTTGAATACGAACATATGAGAATCCACGGGTACTCGGCACAGTAAACTGAATTAAGTTTCCGTTTTCTCTAACAGTACCTTCCCAACCTGATACAGCCTGACCCGAGTAAACTGCTGCTTTTACACCAAGAGCCGTAAAGAAGAACAACTTACCAGCATCTTTACTGGCGTCGTTATTCGGCATAGTGATGTCCTGTAGGTACACAACATCATTTGGTTTTATAGGTATATAGCCCGTGACATATGTTCCTACTGCTTCCTTGTCTCCATTAGACGACGCACTGTATTTGGTGTCGGCTTTCCAACCTTGACCGTTGTTATACGGTGTGCCGCCCACATCTACTGCCAAAGGCAATACATTGGTTGTTGTGTAATTGGTTATTGTGATTTCTCTGCTATCACCTCTACCAATGCGAACAACATAAATCTTGTGCTTGTGATAGTCTGCAATAATACCATTGACTGAAGATTCTTTTGTTGTACCCACAATATAGTTTAGACCACTTCTAACCTTACCACTATCGGTTTCAACAAGTATTATCGGTATGCGTTTGGCAGATGCTCCAACATAATCTCCATCATAATCTCTATGAGTATGACCGCCAATGCAAAATTCCACCTTACCTTTGCACTTTTCGTATTCACCGTTCCTTGAATTATAATTATCAAACAACTCAAGGATTTGAGATGCATTATCGTTCAAATCACTTATTACAGGCGGTGTAACTGAATAATCAGCATCATACCAAATGTGAGATATGGCAATAATGTGCCAATCATTCGGTGTAGTAAGTAAGGCTTGTTTTATAAAATCTAATTGCGAAGCGGTTGCCCCTCTATATGCAGTATCAAGGAACAAATATCGTGTTTTTTCGGGAATGTTGTCTATGTAGTAGTACAACCCCTCACTACCTCGCACAATATCGGGAGTTTCTTCGGCAGCCCTCAAATAGCCATACACATAATCCTCACTGAAAAGATTGTTTGTTTCTTGCCCATCATCGTGGTTGCCAACAACACTGTGGTGGTTAGGCAAATCTTTTACTTGATTGCGCCAATCCCACAAATAAGACATTGTATCGTAATCAGTTCCCTCACCCTTACTGCCATATCCAATAACATCGCCACCGAAGAATGTTTTTGTCATCCCTGTGTGTTTGTATAAATATTTAAGCAATGTGGGCGACATCCTTGAGCCATCACTCCAATGTGCATCGGAATAAAACAAAAATGCAGATTTGTTACTACCGGCTTCACAAAGTCTTTGGTTTATCTCTTTGGCTCCATCTTCAAGAGGCTTCTTCCAATATGTAGGTATATCGCTTGTTCCTAAAAATTCAACGCTTAAAACCTCTACGCCATTTATATAAGCCATAATTATACCTCCTTACTTACATTCACCTATTACATTGTAATAAACCTTTATTTCTGTATCATCAGGTACAATTTTAGGCGACCATAGAGATACCGTTATTACAGGGATTCCGTAGTCCCCAATAGAGCATTGAGCATTAGTCACAAAAATAAGGTGTCCCGGTGCTTCTACATCAATGTGATATGAAATTACTTTAGTGAAATAAACGGTATTATCGTTTTCCGGTTGCAACATTATAGTAATAGGATATTGTTTAGGGAGTTCCATTGAATCATTGGGTTCTGTATAGCCGGGCCCCCAACCAAATTGAAGGTCAGTTACAATTTTAGATTGTCCCCAACATTCAGCAACACCGCTATTCCATTTTCTATATAATCTCGTTCTTTTTGCAACATAATCGGTTTCAAGCACATCAACTCGGCCACTGATTTCATTGTCTTTTTGAGCAAGTGCATCAAGTTTTGTTTTGATTTCCTCGTCATTACCTTTCAACTCATCAACAGTAGTTCCGTCAGTAGTAATATACAAACAATTATTAACCTTTTCTGTCAAAGCTTCATACTCCTCGCTTGTACCAATCCACACACTAAATTTAGAACCGTTGTTTATTTCTTTAAGACTTTCAATATAACCGCCTGCCTCAATTTCTTCTCTAACGGCGTTGGCGTTTTCGGTGGCTTCTTCACAATCTGCGACCAATTTTAAAGCCTCTTTGCTTTTTCCCAAAGCTTCGTCTGCGGTTTCTGCTGCTTCCAGCAATGCGACAAGCACATCAAATTGAGGGTCTGATGTTATATCATTACCACCAAAAGCAGCTTTTTCTACAAGTAATGTAAATGATGTTGTTGTAAGCTTTTTATTGTCATCAGCGGCAGTATCTATAACTGATATATCGCAAATGACCGTACCATCTAACTCCAACATCCAAGAATGCAAGGGTACTGTTACTGTGCCATCATCATTGATAACACCATCAAATCCTTTGGATTGTCCGTCTTTACGCTCTGCATTGATAACAACCTTTGTTGTGTCTGTAAGAGGTACATCAATACGATTGCCACAATCCTTTAAAGTAACCTTTAAAAATCTTGTGTTCATATCGTATTGTTTTGCAACAATAGCTTGAAATATATTCGGTTTTGTTACTTCAACATCTAATTCTTTAGTTATTTCTATCAACTTAATTTGCCTCCTTATTTCCCTATACCGACAATATATAACGGAGCAGTTATTGTAAATGCCGGGATTGAGCGACTTGTCGCAATCACAATTTCTGCTGTTGAAAGATTGGTGCTATGCCTACAAAATTGCGGAACCATACCATTTATTTGAACCGTGCAATTCCCCGTTATAATCTTTGAAAACCAATTGTATAAATCTAACGATACTATTGAACGATAAAGATAATCGTCTTGTTTTGTGCCTTCGGGAAAACTTAAGGTTCTATCCGCAAATATTTCTATTTTCCCGCTTTTCCACTTTATATAATTCCAACCTTCCCATACACCTTGCTCGAAAATGTAATCAGGGCAATTGTCAGAATCAAGGATTAAGCGCCAATTTCCATACTCCCAATTTCCACCCATTTTGCGAGCAAACTGAACCCAACTTGTGCCATTAAGGTCGGTGATTTCTCTCACCATATACATCCAGTCACCTGTTAGTGGCTCTTTATAAGTATCTAAACAGTTATACACGCACATTTTAAAAGCATTTTTTGTGGGACAATTTGTTAACGATGCAACGGACGCATTTAAAGCACATACATAATTGCCCGGTACAAAAAAAATGTCTGTGTTTAGATTTGAGCCTTCTTGGATAACAGTACCTAAACCGCCTAAAAGAGTTGGAATTGAATTATTCTTGATATCCCAAGCAACGTCAAGTAAGTCGCCTTGCTCCGCAACCTTACCAAAAGCAACCCCATTGCCATCTTTATAAAAATCCATTGTAACGGCTACGGTGGGGAGTGTTGATGCTCTTTCAACACTTGTATACGCATCGGTAAATACCGCTTTACCTGTTAACGTTTGGTCGGTAGATACACCTGTAAATGTTGTGGTTGCATTGATTGTGTATGAGCTTGTTGTAATGGTGTTTGTAACACCATTCAATGTAACCTTAATGGTCTTGCTGTTTTTATTATTAACAGCAGATATGCTGCCTTTAACAGTTGCTATAACTGTTGTACCGTCAGATTGCCTTGCAAGTGTAAATTCTGTTATATTAGGCACAGAATAGGCATACACTTGAAACGTTGCCGATTCCACCGTTGCACTTTTGCCTCTTGTATCAACAAAAGTAATTTTTGCGGTTTTACTACCTGTTGATAATGCTTTTGATGTAACGGGCAATTCTGTATATGACACACCATCTATTGTGGTTGTAATACTCTTAATACCTGCACCATATTGTGTTGCGACATTAGCATTAACAGTAACACTTGATTTACCTTGAACATAAGCACCACTCAACAAATCTTTACCTGCGAGCGTAACATTTGTTATTGAGGGAGTATATGAAGGTACGTTTAATGAACATTTGGCCTTCGGTGACTATACCACCTGTTGCCAATGTTGGTATGCGTGGTATTTTTACATCTGAAAAAGAAATATCAGCGCCAAAGGCTTTTGCTATAGCCAATACAACGAGCCTAATAGGAGCAAGTAATATATTGAGCCCATCAATCCATTTATTTGCATACCAAATCAGACCATTTACCGCTGCTTTAAAACCAGTTTTTATTCCGTCCCACAACTTTGAAAAAACATCGCCAATCTTGTTACCTATTGATTTCATTTTATCTACAATAGCGTTCCAATTGGGCGCTATTGCCGATGCCAATGAAACACCACCTGCGGCAATAAGTCCTAAACCTAACGGAATCCCCGCTCCCGTGAACAATAAAATTGCGCCTAAAGCAATCAACGCTCCGCCAACTATTGCAGAAATAATCGAAACGGTGTTTCTTGTTTTATCACTCATACTATTCCAATTTGGAGCAACAGAGGCAAACAATGTTGCCGCACCCGCCGCCAAAAGTCCAATACCCAATGGTATATTTACACCTGTGAAAGCCATTAACGCACCCAACGCCAAGAAACCGCCACCAACAATAGAACCTATTGTTTGGATAACTCCACTCACCTTGTTGGTTGAAGAATCCCAATCAAGTTTTGCGGCAGTTACAAGACTTACGGCTCCCGCTGCTATAAATGCGATACCAAGAGGAATGGCTACACCCGTAAAAGCTAACAAGGCACCGAGTACCAATAATGCACCGCCAACAGCGCCTGATATTGTTCCTAAAACGCTTTTTACATTGGGCGATAAACCTTCCCAATTCAATGCAACTGCGGATAAAAGAGTTGCCGCACCCGCCGCCAAAAACGCAATTCCCAAAGGAATTGCCACGCCCGAAAATGCTAATATTCCACCTAATGCCAATAGCGAACCACCAACTATACCGGTTAATGTTGAAAGTGTACTACCAAAAGGATTTTCTAAAAACGCCCAATCTATAGCAAGGGCAACACCTGATAACCCCGCTATCATTAAACCAAGTCCAAGTGGAACATTTGCACCCGTGAAAGTTAATATTGCGCCTATGGCTAACAGTGCGCCGCCCGCAATACCAGCAATTTCACCTATTGTAGCTTTTATTCTTTCTTTAAGTTCCTCAGTCTTTCCGTCTAAATCTTTGAGGAAATCGTATCCTTTAAGTTCCATATCGCCTAAAGCGCCGCCTGTACCTGCGCCGCTTGAGCCACTATCGCTATCAGGGTTTTGTATGATGTTAAGTTCATCAAATCCCATCATTTGCTTTTTGGCTTCCTTTACGGCATTGCTATAATCACCAACACTATCTTCGGCATTGCCCCAACTGGATGTTATACCATCCGTATCTGCGGTAAAATCTTTTTCACTAAAGCCAAAATATTTCGCAATGGCGTGTGCGGCATCGGCGATTACCTCAACCATAACCTGAACATACGGTATCACTTGTGTTACGATTACACTCACGATATTACCAAAAGCTCGTTTCATTCGGGTAAGTTGAGCTTCCAGCACACGCAACGCATTAGCAGGTGTGATAATGGTTCTTGCCATATCGCCTTGAATATGTGTGGATTGTTCCATTATGTAGTTATAACGGAGCATTGCTTTTTCCGCCTGTGTCATTGACCTGACTTTTGTATCAATGCCTCTTGAAAGTGCATATTCTTGTAATGTTGCAACTGTGGTATCAATACCAAACTCACGCAAGCCTTTTACTTGGCCCGACATAGCAGACGAAAGTTTATCAAACGCCGTTTCTACATCGGTGTTAAAGAACGATGCCATATCATAGGATAACTGTGTTAGGTTTTGCGACATTTTATTCGCATCTTTCTCAACCACACCAAATCCTGCGGTAAGGTTTTTAAATATACCTTGATATTGCATAAAATCTTTGCTATCAATACCCATTGCTTTTTCAACGGTTTCCGCATATTCACGGGCGGCAACTTTTGCGTCACCCATAGTTACATTGAACAAGTTTACAGTTTCAATGTAATCGTTGCTTTCTTTAAACCAACTTGCCATCATATTAGCAGCCGATTTAAAAGCACCATCCACAATATTGATTGAACAAACTGTGCCAAACCATTAAGCCTATCAGATGTTGCAACATTAAGAGCATCTAAAAGAGATATAACTCTTTCAAAGCAACCCATTCTTTCATCGTCATTTTTATATTCAATAATTGGAATACCAATTCTATTAGGAGCGGCAGCAATAACTTTCAACGATGAAGGGTCTTTGCCTTCCAACTCAAAATATTGGTTATCGGTATATGCGCCAACTCTGTATGAATCATCGCTCAATGTTATGTAAGAAACACCAACAGCACTCTTTTTATACAAGTCATTAAATTTAATAACGAAAGCATTGTTAGGATTAAGGCGCAAGATGTTAAAGGCAGAAACTCCGTCTTTAACTTTTTTCGGCAATACGATACGATAACCAACACCACAAACGGATATATCCTTACCAATCACTTGGTCTTGTGATGCCTTGCCTTCCTCAAACATCATTTCGTTGAGTATTGCCAACTTTTTATCATCGGCAGTGCCACTATTTCCGTCTATATCTACACTTGCTCTTTGCACAAACGTAATAGGTGAACCAAACACATAACCAACCTTAAAGGCGGTTATTTCTGCTGCGTGGTTCTCGACAATCTTATTATTGATTTCGGGTCTAACCTCTTTAATACGCTTTGAAATTGGTTGCACCCCACGCTCATACTCTTGCAAGTATTTAATTTCAGTAACATTTAGCAGATGAATTTCAAACGCATCGGCTAATACTTTACTAATATTCTCTTTTGTAATTTCTTTAACATCTGTAAAGATTTCTCTGCGACCTTTTAATTCCATCTGCAAAACTCCTATAAAAGAAATTGAGCCATTAAGTCTGTTGGATTAACAAACTTAACGGCTCAAAGGCTCTCTAATATTATTTTTATTTCTTTTCGGCAATATCTACACCATACATAAATAGTGCCTTTGGCATTTACATCAACTGTAAACAACCATTTCCCGCAACACGGGCATTTCACTTTCTTTCTCATATCAACCAACTCCCTCATTAAAGAAAGAGTCCCCCGATATTAAATCCCGCCTCGGGGGAGGGCGAGTTCAGAAGGGATGAAAATGAAAAAAACCATCTATATTTATATAGTATCACAAAAAAATCAATTTGTCAATATTTATGGTACAAAATATGGTTAAATCGTACTTTTAAATTAAAAAAATCTATTAAATATCTCAACTTTGTTTCTATTAAATGATTGAGCATATTCTGATAGCATTGCCATACCGTCAGGAACGTCATCGTGTTTATTTTTACCAGCTACAGTATAGGAACATAGCATTTCCATCATTTTTCCGTAATCGTCTTTTTTCTTATACATTGATTTATCCTTAAACAAGCAATGCTCTTTAACCCAAGCTGAATTTAATATAATCTTTGTTTCTTTATTACTTGTAGTAAATTTGGTGGTTATCCTTGTGATGCCACCCTTATTTTTTACTGCCTCTTGAATATCCTTTGCAATTCTGCCACCTGCATTGTTATGTTCAAATCTGCTCATTTGCACTTTGTTCTGTAACAAACAATTAACAATTCTCGGTTCTACAACATCAGGCAAACTGTTATCACACACACAATCGGCAATATAATAATCATTTCCGTATATATATGCTACCGGCATAAAAGCATAGTCTTTACCTTTGTCCTTTGTATCGCAAATGCTTATTACACCGTCAGGCTCACCGTCAGGCAGCTCAAAGTAACGGCGCAACTCATCCTCTGCATATAACAATCCTTCCCTTTCAATAGGTTGGTTCATATACAAAGCTCGCCAACTCGCATCATCCATAGTATCTCGCATATCGTGATAAAACTTTGTTGAAAATCCAACACCGTTTATATAATCAAAATTGCTCTCATCGTTATCATCCAATGCAGGCATTACTATAAACTTTGCTCTACCGCCATCGCTGTATTTTTGCTCAATTCTACCAATTACATCGTGAACGCTCCACCTCGTTGCTATATGTAACTCAACACAGTTGCCAATCTTTCTTTGGCGCAAGTCAGTGGTATACTGCTCCCACAGTTTATCTAATCGCTCTTTGCTCAACGCCTGTTCAATGCCGCTCACAAGGTCATCGCAATATAGCAAACCCTCTGCTCTAACCTTACCCGCATTACCACTACCAACAGAGGTGAATTGCAATGTTGCAAATCTCTTTGGTGTTCCAATATCTATAGCAAGGTCTGCTGCGTTGGTTCTCTCAACATCAATATTAGGGAACACATCGTGCCATAAATACTCGCCGTCTTTCCCCATAATTCTCAAACACTCATCATATACACCACGCAAAAACGAATTACTATGGCTACCTGTCAGCATAGGTTTGTCAGGCTCTTTACCTGCAAGCCAAGTTAAAAAGAATATTGCAAGTGTGGTCTTTCCAACACCGGGAGGCATAGATATTGCTAACACATCCAATTTACCTTCCGCCAATTCTTGCAAAGCATCTGCAACAGGCTTTAACTGTTTTCTGCGTGGCAAATAAAACCTTTTGCTCGGCTCTCTTACAAACTCCAAATACTGACAATAACTATCGAAATCTACAGGAGCAGCCATTAACAATGTCTTTTTATAAAGCTGCCTATACTTTTCCGCGTGTTCAGGTCGGTCTTTTTTGAATTTTTTTGATTTTTCGGCACATATTTTTCTAACCTTAAAGCACAATTCCATATCGTTGGTGCTATATGCAAGGTCAAACAATGCCTGCACATTCTTAAAAATATCGTGTGACTTATTTTTAAGTAAATCCTTTTTTAACTTGACAATCGCTCTTTTATCCATATTTACCTCCTAAAAAAATAAAAGCCAACAATAACCGAAATCAATCAGTTACTATTGGCTCAAAGGCTCTATACTATATTAAATTTTATCCTACTATACCGTTGCCAAACAAATCAAACAGCAACATAAATATAAAAACTGCTGCCAATCCTAACAAGACATAGGTTAATAACTTAATTGTCTTGTCTTTTGATTTTATTATGTCTTTATATAATTCCGTAATTTCTAAATTCTTTTGCTCTATATCGGTAAGCACAACTTGAGGCACTGTAGGTGCTGTGTTTACCTGTGCGTTATCATCAAATATGTCTGCCGCCGTTCCACCCATTGCTTTGGTCATAGCCATTACGGTTATTATGGTTGGATTTGGTGTCTTACCTGAAAATATCCTTGTAACTGTGCTTTCGGGAATATCACACTTTTCTGCAATTTGCTTTGTTGTCATACCCGATTTATCTTTTAATGTTCTTAATCTTTCAAGAAAAGCCTTGTCCTGCAAAATCATTTTTGCAACCCCTTTTTCCTTTGTAATATCAACGATTTTTGCAAAAATGATATTTGCAAAAGCGCATTTATGATAGTCTAAAATACTGCTTTAATAGTCATAGTGCAAACTTGATTATTGATTTCTAATTTTGCACTTGATATATTTGCATCGTAAACTTTTTACGCATTATACCACGAAAGGACAGTATAAGTCAATGACAATTAAAGAATTAAAACTAATAATTGATGACCTTGCGGATGATACCGTAATTTTAATCGAGGAAACCGACATCAACGAGGTAGAAACCATAAACATTCAAATTCATTCTGATGGTAGGTCACATTTAATATTAAGTGCATTGGAATAACTTTAAGGGTGGCTTTGTGCTGCCCTTATTTATTTATTAACCTATAGTCATAATCCGTTTCCCAATCTTTGCCACAATTCATACAACGGCAACAGGTGTTGTTAGCATCAAAGCCCCCTGCATAGCCTGCGCCTCTAACGCCAAATATAGCACCCCAAAATCCAACTTTATAATTGTAACCTTTGCGGTAAAGTTTTACGTTTGTGCTACCACACTTTGGGCAATGGTCGATAATGTGCTTTGAGTGTAATGCTTCGTTCCAAGCACGATTTAACTCGTTATTAAAAATATCAGTAGCATCTTTTACATCACTTTCAAAACCGCCTTTTTTCAACTGACCCGATTTTATAAGCCACACAAAATATGCAATTAAAGCCACGCAAAATATCAAAGTTATAATTATTGCCACCATTATAATCATTCCTCTTTATTTTTTACAAATTATAACACTTGTTTGCTTTATTTGCAAGGGGTTAGCAAACATTAAGCAAATATTGCTTTCGAGGTGTTTTTCCTTGTTTTTTTATTGCTCGCGCGATATATTCACAAGACTTTTCTTTTATAAATTGTTTGTTTATTAAATCAAAACCGAGTTCCCAATATGCTTTTATCAATCTTTTTTCAAACTCAAACGATTCTTCTTTTGTCATACCATAAGCAACTATTTTGGGTGAACATTTTACATTATTTATGCGCTCAATAAATTCAGGTGGTCTTGTGTTTTCGTTTGTAGAATTAAAACGATACCCTTTGCCACTACCGACATAAAAAACTTCGTGGGTATCATCTTCCTCCCAAAAATATACGCAATGTTCTCCATCACCATATTTTATTGCATCTTCGTGCATACATTGTTGCACATACCAACTATCCCACCGAATGATATATTTACCCATTATTTATGCACCTTTACAATACTTATACCAACTGCTACGGCTGATACCCATTGTTTCAATAGCCTGTTTAATGCTCATTAAACCATCATCAACCTCTTTTTTTATTTTTGAAAAATTTTCAGGTTTAATGCTCTTGCGACCCTCTTTATAGTTCGGGTCGTTTGCTCTCTTTTCGGCTTTTCCTTCGCTTGTTCTTTCAGCAATCATATCAGCTTCGTATTCTGCAAAAGCAAACATTATATTCAATAATAATTTACCTGTTGAAGTGTTATCGGCAATACCCATATTTAAAATGTTTACCCTTACACCCTTATTAACCAATTCTTGAATTAAATCTGCTCCGTGTTTACTGCTCCTTGCAAATCTATCCAATTTACAAACTATCAGTTCATCACCCGGTTGTAATTTTTTAAGCAGCTCGGTGAATTTGGGTCTATCAACCTTTCTTCCTGTAAAGCATTCATCAACAATTACTTCTGCACCACGTTGTTTCAACAATTCTATTTGTGCATCTAAACTGTTACCATTTTTTTGTTGCCCCACGCTACTTACCCTTGCATATCCGTATCTCATTATTCATCACCATTCTTTGTTAATACCATTGTACTACCAAAATTCCCTTTCGGTTTTAACACAATATCATACTCTAATGCCTCTGCAATATCAAGTAATGTATCAACAGTGCAATTGTTTCTCATTATTATATTTCCTATTGCAGAACCATTTTTTTTGCCTATTTTTTCTGCCAACCTTTTGTGCGATGATGTTTTAACCTCAATCATTTTGTTTAATGCTTTCCCTAAAACCATTGCAAATCATTTCCTTTCTTACTGTGTTTTCTACATTGTATCACTTATTGTCGATTGTGTCAATACCTTTTTTGTTAAAAAATTTGGTAGAGGCACTTACATACCCCTTCTGCCGCTCCCGGTAGACCCCCCGCCCCCGTCACCGCTTTATAATGTATTATATCTACATCAATAAATTATTATATATATTATATGTGTTTGAAAACTCAAGAATTAAAACACATCAAAAAATAAACTACAAAAAATGTTTAATAAAGTATTGACAAACTACAAACCGTGATTTATAATACAATAAACTACAAAAAATGATTGTAGTTAATACATTAAAAAGAGGTAATGCAAAAATGACATCACAAGAACTATTAACAATGTTAACCCGTCTGCCTCACGATGCAATAATACAGGTAGACAACAACGGCGAAATAATAGAGCCGGTTAATATATCGGTTGAAATGTCGCCGGACTTATACGAGCAGCGCGACCACATTATTTTAAAATGTAATTAAAAAATTGGAGGTTTTAAAAATGGAAAACAAAAAATATTTTTACGGTTACGAAGTGAGCGACTACGGCGCGCAGCATAACAGGGTGGATTATAGAACCCTATCGAAATGTTTTGATGCAGTGTTATGTAATGATATAACAAAGTTATTCTATAGCACTATAAACGGCGATTATATAGAGCCGGAATTGGTGAATGGCTCCGATTATAATGAAGAAGATGATTATTATTATGATATATATCAATATTATATTATTGACAACGCCGGGTATAGAATACTAACAGAATTAACAAATGAAATAGTTTATTATATCGAAGAGTTAGATATTGCTATATGGGGCGTTACTCACTTTGGTACTGGATGGAATTACGTTCTAACAGATATTAAAATAAATGAAGAGGAAGATTAAAAAATGAAATATTATAAAATTGACCACTTTAAAAACAAACAAAACACACTTGATATTTTTGTTAATTGGTACACCACTAAAAGCGGCAAGTTAAAATTTTGTGTTGAGATTTACGCCGCGCTTGAATACAACAACAGTGGATTTATAACACGCATCGCAAAATATAACACGGACGAAAACACGATGCTAAACTATTTAAAAAATCACAATGATTTTTATTTAGTGGAGGATTAAAAACCTCAATGATTATAGCAATATTTATTTATCTTTTAGTCTCCGCCAGTTTAATTGCTTTTTTTGAGAATACCAAAGCAGGCCGCCGCTTTATCAATTTTATATATAAGGAGGTGACCCGCCGCAAATGATTATAATATTTATTTTATTATTGCCGGTTCTGGTTATTTTATTCGCTATACATTAAAAAAATACCGCTTGCAGCGATGCAGGCGGATTTTTTATATCTGAATATAAATATATAACCGGCTCTGTTTTTGCCGCTCATAGCTTAAAATATAAAGCATTAAAGCATACTGTAATATTATGGTATGCTTTTATTGTGCGTTATTTTGCCCTGTACGGCGTTTTTATATTTGGCAATAGGTAAACACTACCAAAAAATAAAAGTCCGTTGTAGGCTATTTTAACGCATTTTAGCGATATATCTATATTTTTACAATATTTTACATAATTGTGAATAAAAGTCACTTTTATGTGTTTTTGGTGCTATGTGCCTATATGCAAATTTTGGTCAAAATTAGCCTATATGCATTTTTTTGGTCAAAAGTGGTGGATTATATGCAAATTTAGGGCAAATTTAGGGTGCAAGTGGGGAATGAATGTCGTTTTAGGTGCGATTTTGAGAAGTCTGTCCCATTTATGACGCTCTTTTTTATGGGGTGTCTAAAGCAAATTTTTTACTATATGCAAAATCTCGTCAAAACTTGCTATATGGTCAAAATTAAAGACACCCAACAATGTTGAGTGCCTATTTAATAGTGCTATATGTAATTTTCTGTCAAAACTAATCTTCCACAATATCTGCATCTACATATCTTGCGATTTCTTCAGGTGATTTGGGTTGACCCAACAACGATTGAGAAGGTTCAAGAACAACTTTAGTTGCTTCCACATAATCGTGTTGTGTTTTTAAGATAAACATAGCAGAAATATTATTCACTGCATTAACAAGAGCAGCTTGTTCAAGATTATCTTTAATCGCATCACGGATTTGGTCAAGGTATCTACCTTCAGGTGATTGTTTTTCAATCAGTTGGTATAAACGTTGAAATGAATAGCCATACCAATTAGCAAGTCTACGCATAGAGGGCATAATACCTTGCTGTGAGCAAAAAGCAAAATACTCACGGGTTGCTTCGGTTAATTGGTCTAAATCGTGAATATCAATATTATGACCTAACGATTCAAAAAGCAACGCATTTGATTTATTTAATATAGCGGATATTTTTTGCGAATTAGTATTTGGGTCTGGTGTATCGTATAGAGTGTTTGTGTGTGGGTTAGTTAATGATTGCTCATCAGGTTTTATTGATTTGTTAACTTTTCCCATAAATAATTACCTCCTTAAAATTAAAGTGTGACGATAGGTGACGTGACAGTAGGTTTTCCCTACTCCACTTATATACGTTATTTTTTATACCCATTTTTCAAATTTATATTAACTTTATTTTTATATTGTCACTGTCACTAAAATAAAGAAAATATAGATAAATAAAGGGTTTTAAGCGGTGACGGTACGGTGACGATAGGTGACGGTATATGCGATTTTTAGGCAAAAAACGGGTTTTCGACATCATCAATAGGTGTTAAATCCGGCTGCCATCCACGATACTTATTAGTTCGGTATGACACTAATTCGTGACGATACTCTTTAAAAGCCTTTGCAATTCGCTTAATAAATGTGTTTCTTGCAAGTGAATTATGCCCCGAATCAAGACACCATTGCTTATAAATATCATAAAGCTGATTGTTTGAAATTGGGTTGCTGATTTCAACCTCTTTTGCAAACTCAATGAGCGGATTTGAAAGCTCTTTAAATTCCTCATTGATTGCTTTTTGGTCATCAGGTTCGGTAAAATAGCCGCAAGCAAGCAAAATTTGGTAGCCTTGCAATACCCAATTAAAGATAGCCGATAAAGAATCATTGGTAGTTAGTTTAGCTTCAATATCACGGTCAATCGGCAATTCTTCAGGATTGTTTGGGTTTGGTATTTCAACAAAATGCATTGGAAAATCCACAAAACAAAAACGGCGCGTCCACCCTTCTGTAGTATCAGAGGATTTAACATACTCATTGCAAGCGAGGAACATTTTGGCGCGAGGACGGAAAGTAATATAATCCTTACCTTTGTAGCAGGCTGATATTTCGTCACCTGCGGTAATTTGCTTAAACTTTGATTCTGCGCCTGCAACATTTGTGCGAGTTTCGGCAGATATATTTAGCATTGAGTTCATAAGTTGAATAACCTGAAAATCTTGCGATAAAGAGGACATTTCAACATTAGAAACATTGGAGCTGCCGAATATTTTAGTAAGCACGTTTAAGAATACTGACTTACCATTTGCGCCGGAGCCTATCAGAACGGCACATTTTTGTAGGCGGTTATCGGGATAAAGGACATAGCCGGACAATTCTTGCAATAGGCAAATTTTCTTATCATCGTGGTTAGTTACGGTGTCTAAAAATTGCAACCAAGCATCAGATTTGGCAGAAGGATTATAAGGATAGTCCAGACAGTATGTGCAGCAGTCCTCCGCACGATGTTCACGGAATTTAATTTCAGGGGATAGTTCGAGCGTACCGTTAATAAAGTTAATCACGGGATTTACATTAAATAATTTGTTTGTTACAACGGCGGATTTAATTACCTTCAGTATGGATGCAATTTTTGGGCCGGTGGCATAAGGGCCAAGAGCATCGGCAATATATGTGGATATTTCTGTATCGGTTTTAGAGTTCCAATAGGTGCCGTTATACTGGAAGAATGATATTTTTTCATTGTATAGGAGCTTATATTTGGCTGTAATTTCCTCTGCAATGGTTTTATCAAGGGGTGGTGTTTTACAATCCTTACATAAAGATTTAAGCCAATCAGGGTCAAAAGCGGTGGATTTAATAATTGATTTAAAGAACATATCCACATCCGGCTTTGACATATAGCGGCACACACGGCGAGCAAAAGCATTAAACTCTGATTTGTTGGTTATCTTTGATGCAAGAAATTCAATACCATCAGTGGCAGAGTTTATAATTTGGGATAAGTTGCCGCCATCGGCATAAAACTCTGATATATCCTTATACATCGGTGGTACAGTGCCAACAACACACGGTATGCGCTTTTCGGTCAAAATTTTAGCCATTTTAATTGTAAATTTTTCGCCTGCTTTGGTAATGGTGTCATTGTCAAAAACGAGAAACACGTTTTTAAATGACTTTGCGATTGATAGCGCTGTTGGTAATTGTTCACGGGAAAAGTGTCCTGTGATAGCAGATATTACAGAATAGCCCTCCTGCTCAAATGATAGAGCATCAAAAGCACCTTCGGCTATAACGAGCAGGTCGCGTTGGGGGTCACGGTCAAGGGTATGCAATCCCCATACTGTATGTTCGTTATAATCATCAATAGGCATTTTCTTATACTTTTGGTCAGGGTATTTGCCACCGGGTAAATATCGGGTAGCGCAGTAACACACATAACCATTCTTCCAATAAGGAATCATTAGGCGGCCTTCAGGTGTACGACCAATTTTATTGCGGTTAATCGTGTCATCGGTGAGGCCACGCTGATAGAGATATTGTCGGTCTGCATCGGTTAATTTTTCGTGGTATGATTGGATTTTATTGCATAGGTTCTGTGTGTATTTAACCCACGATTGATTGGTCGTGGTGGCGACGTTAGCACCTGTGATTTTGGCTAAATGCTTGATAGCTTTGCCTTTGTCATCATTGAAAAGGAGTTTAGCAGCAAAATCTATAACGTCACCGCCCTCACCACTGCCGAAGTCAAAGAAAAAATCATCATAAACTATAAATGAGGTTTTGTTCGTTGCATTAGGGCGCAAAGGTGATACACACCTATCCCCCGACTTTGATATAGGTAAATTATTTTGTGCTGCAAAATCAACACAAGATATGCGGTTCTTAATTTGTGATATGTCAATCATTTTAAATTCACATCCTTCCTGTGTTGAGCTACATAACGGCCATAATGAATAGTGCCGCTTTTATTAACAAAATCAATAAGCTCTTTTGTTCCACTACCAAGTTCGTGGGGGTAAGCGTTAGTTCGCTCCCACCGGGTCTTGTATGGAGCTTTTTTAGCTTTACCACTGAACATACCTGACTCCTTTAAGATTTTATATTTTACACTGCAATTATGACACAAATTGTGTATTGAGATTGTGCCACAAAACCTGCATTTATGTTTAATTTGCATTGTTATCATCACCCCTTTAATACTTTTGGTGTATATGTCCTGTCTTTGTGATAGGTTTCTTGTTTTCTACAAACACCCAAAACCTGTTTCAACTGATTGATTGCTTTTGCATTTGTAGGGTCTGTCATCCATAGTACAACAGGCTCTAATTCTTCCACTCGGTCTTTATAATATCTTCGGTCTTTACGATTGATAGAAAGTTTGGTTGCAAGTTTGCTACGCTCCTTACAATTCAGACCATCTAACTCAAGGCTGTGTAAATAGTCTTGTGTTAATTGTTCTTGCTTGTGCATTTCTTCATCACAAAATATACAATGGGATTGAGCTGCGGTTATAAAATTCAAGAAATTGGTTATATGCTCTGAAGGTTTATCAATCATCATTTTCACCATCCTTCATAATTACGCCAACACCATTTTGAATGAGGTAATCTGCGCAGTTGTAAATCTTGCACTGTATACCCCAAGCAAAATGCTCACATTCATCGCAGTTGGTAAATCTGCATTTAGCAGATGCTTGTTTGATTAGCATTGCGATTTTGTCAAGGTCTGTCATTGTTATCACCATCCATTTCTTTTACAAGGATGTCAATCTTTGCGTTCATAGTAGTTACACAATATAAACCACCATTTCCTTTAAGGTGTTCTTTCAACCTATCGGCAAACTCTTTGTATGCTTCGGCTTTGGCTTTTGCTCTCAACCTCTGCGCTTTTCTGCGCCAATTTCGGTTTGATTTTTTCAACCTCTCAACCTCTGCTTCGGCTTTCAAGGCTCTATCTCGCATTACTCGGTAATCGTTGGCTCTTGTATTGCCAAGTTCTGTAAGGATAGATAATCTGTCAATTTCTTCTTGTTGCTCGTTTACTTGGTCGGACAAACTATGTATATCTTCAATCGACGCTTCTCTCTCACGCTTTAAATCCTCATTCTCTGCTTGTAGGCGGTTGATTAGGTCAAGGGCATTGCTCATCAGTTCGGTCATACATTCATCACTTGCTTGGGAATATTCAAGCAATGGGCAATCCCCACAATCATTTTGTATTCCCACGCAAACATCCAAAGCCTTTTTAATCTCGTTATCGGTTAGTTTTTTATCGGGCATTTTGGTCACCTCAATCCTGTACTTTCACATATAAACGATAGCCCGTTCCGTAATAACCGTTATCTCCACCGCTATATTGAACACAATTTATTCGTTTATCTTCGGCATAAACAAAAATGTTATAAACATCGCTATATTCATCACCTTCAATTTCGCATTTAACATTGGTTATTGCGTTATCACAACCATTTAGTTCATCAAGGTAATACCAACCATTTTCGCAACCACCACAACCTTCGTTGCCCTCAACTATGAGTTGAAGACCATTATCAAGAATCAAAACTCCTTCTTGGTCATTGATTTTTTCTACTTTAACTATCTTTCTGTAAAGTAATAATTCTTTTACTTCTTCTTCAAAGTTATAATCATCAGAATGAGCAATATATTTTTTATCTTTCATTACCCCTCACGCTCCTTTTCTTCGGTTGGTTGGTCGAGTGCTTTTTCGGTTTTCAATGCTTGTAATTCACGTAACAAAGATATTGCATTTGTTAAAGCAGGTGTTGACCTTTCACAAAAAATACCATTGTATAACTTTGAGCGAATAAAAATTAAATCATCAATAACATTTTCAATTTGAATATTGTTCATTTCCCCTCATCCTCCCAACTCCTTTAACTTTGCCTCTGCTTCCTCTTTGGTGAGAAACACTGTTTTGCCAATACTCCTATTAGTAAAAGGCATACTTAAAAAACCGTTTTTTGCATCATAGTATCTATAAACAAATTCCACACTTTCTTCTGTTTTGGTATAGATAACTTTAAGGGCTTCAATATCCCCCTCAAATATAGTGTAAACAGTATCCCCCACCTTACAAGGCGGTACTATAACACCGTTATTAAGTAAACATTCAACGATATAATCTGTTTCGGTATGGTCGGTTATATCGTTTGCATATTCTTCTTTGGCTTTGTCTACCAACTCTATAAGCCTATCTCTACCGGTCATAACTTTTCACCCTTTCATTAGCAATCTCGCAATATTCTTTTGAAAGTTCAAAACCTATGTAATTACGATTGTTTTTCGCACAAGCAACTGCCGTTGTGCCACTTCCCATAAACATATCAAGAACAATATCACCCTCGTTTGAGGATAATAAAATGCAAGTTTCGGGGAGTTCTAACGGAAAACCACTATGCCCCCATTTTGATTTTGTTTCTTTTCTGCCAAAACCACTCGTACCCTTTTTGCCACTATTAAAAGGAATTTTCCATACATTACCGAGATTTTTGGTTTCAAAAATATGTGGGTTTTTCTCATATGCAGAAGCCTTGTTCAGTTCAACATTTGAGGAAGTATGCCTCAACATAAATACATACTCGCATTGATTAGTTAATTGCCTTGTGGTGTTGGCTGGTTGCTGATTATACCTGTACCAAATGATTGTATCGTGCAGTTTAAACATTATTTCTCTTGTGGCTATTTCCATAAGTTCAAAAGCTCTTATGGTGATTTCACTGTCATTGATAACATTTAGATAAAATGTACCGTTTGGTTTCAACACCCTTTTGCATTCTTTTATCCACACCTTGCACCAATCGAGATATTGCTTGTACGAATTAAAATATGCTTCGTATTCAAAGCCTTTCCAATAAGGTGGTGAGGTCACAATAACATCAATGCTTGCATCAGGAAGCTTCCTCATTCCCTCAATACAATCCATATTATAGATTTTGTTTAATTCTAATTGTTCGGTCATTCAAAACACCCCGTTCCATATATTTTCAAAGTTTTTGTTTTTATAATCAATGGCAATATGCTTTTCTCGGCACATTTCATTCAATGCTCTTACACAAGGTCTGCCGTAAGAATTATCCTCGCAATAATCACACATAGACCCATAACCACAAGCACCATAATCGTATCTGCCATCTTTAAATTGGTCATCGCTCCACCTTTGAAAAGCATTTTCCCAATTCCGCTTTTCTTTGTTGGTAGGTTTAGGTGTAAGCTTAACCAAATTGCCAAATATATCAAGTTGCTCGGTCATTCGGTATCACTCCAATCTATTGCTTGACCGCAGTCGGCACAATAATTGTTGAGCCTGTTGCCATCACAAACAGGACAATAAAAATAAGTTGTACCTTCACGATTTATCGGCTTTTTCGGTATCTGCTTTTCAACCGTTTCTTTTAATGTCATACCAATAGTTAGTTCGCACTCTTTCATTGCTTGCTCAACCCCGTCTTTTATGCACTTATCAAAATCAATTCTCATTATTCCGCACCGCCTAACAATTCGGGGTTATCGTGTATGTTGCCGACAACCTCAAACACATCCGTCACATCAAACCCATAAGCCGTTCCGTCAGGTGAAGCAAATTTATATCGAAAATCTATATTGCTCCAACCTATCAGACCGATTTCAAAACCGTCTTTATAAAATAATTTAACAATGTCACCTTCAAAAACCTTTGTGCCATTCTTATCGGTCAAGCCTGTGTATTGTCCTATGGTGTCTGTATAAACAACGTGCTTCTCTGTTGGATTTTCTCGTTCAACATCCATACTTCCGTATATGATTGAAAAGTCACCTTTGCCTTGACATATACCACCATATACCCAATTGCTTGGCACTTTTTCGCCGTTCATCCGTATTTTTTCACCATAACGGCGAGTTTGTCCTCTATAGAATATCTCTCGCATTATTTATCCTCACTTTCTGCCAACTCAATATACTTGTCTATATACCACTTGGCTTTTTTAATATCCTCAATGCCATTCTTTCGGTTGTGCCTGTATAGGTACTTGAAAGCATTGCATAAGCAAAAGTCCATTACTGCCTCTTTGCCCTGTGTTTCAAGCATTACCTCTATGCACTCAAATTTTCCCGACTCATAATGTGATGGGTGATTTACTATGTCGGTCATTGGTATCACCTCTCTCGGCCGGCATTTGTCAAAGCCATTGCAAAAATACCTATAAATCCACCAATTATAAAACCTATAATAAATTCAAGCATTTTACATCCTCCAATTTTGCAATACATATTGAATTTTTATTTTTATCAAGCAGCTCTGCCGTATAAAAGATTTTACCCCGCTTGTCTTTCCTGATGGTACTGCCGGTAAGTGTATATTCAGAGCCGTCAAAAACAACGGCTCTATTAAGGTTTGGTATAATTTCTTTAACTTCCATCGGCAACACCTATGATTTTAAGAGCATCTTCAGGTGAGCGGGCAACTCCGGCTCTGTGTCCGTATGATTGCACAATCTCTAAAAATCTCTCTTGTTCGGGACGGAGTTTGCCTTTATCGTCCTTACATTCAATAAAGGCAACTCTGCCATCAGTACCGACAAACAACAAATCGCTAAAACCTTTCGGCAGCAATTCAATCTTACGTGGATTGATAACTATGTTTCCATATGTAGGTACATTTACATATTTACCGCCCCACGCTGAACCTGCATTAGTACGAAACACTAAACCGTGTTTTGATAATTCAAGTCTTATAAGGTCTTGTATGCTATGTTCCTTCATCCTAAAAATCCACCTTGCAATAATTTTTCTTGCAGAACATTACATACTGTTCGCAAAGCTCTGCGTGAGTTATAGCTGGGTCAATTCTTATAAGTGTGCTTTTCTTTAATCGCCATAGCTTTTGATATTTTTGGTTTCTTATTGACAACATAATGTCGATTACAATATAGAACAAAATAAAAAGCTCAATTATAAAACCTAAAATTTTAATTACTATCATTTCTGTTTCCTCCTAAAATGTTACACAAACGTTTAATATTGCTGCCGCTATCCAATAGGTCATCATTTTGAAATCCTTGTTGAACGCATATACAACGGCAGCACATACATCAAGAATTATTAAAGTTATCGGGAATATGTATTTGCTCATCCTTAACTACCTCCAACAATGTTTCAATAGCTTGACATAACTGTTCGTGATGTCCGCGCCAAGTACCCCAATTTTCTAAAACATTTTCAAGGTATTCTGTGGCTTCTTGTTTAGTCATTACCATCACCCTTCCTATAAAATTCGCAATAACTTAAATTAAGTATCACGCCATCTGGTGCCTGCAAGCGTGGAAGGCACACTTCGTTATGTATGCAATCTTTACAAAAATCTTTTATTTCCCTATTCATAGCCGGAGCATCCAAAATTGCCTTTTCAACCGCATAAGCGTTTATTGCACAGTTTCTTTTGTCAACTACCTCATACGGAAATAGTTTTCTTAACAAGGCTTGTCTATCAATTAAATCCATAATCATACACCTCACTAAACATCAGGTATTACAATTTTTGTTTTGCAATACTCGTTTGTATATTCGCAAACCTCTTTATATCCCAAGCCACCTTGCGATATTGGTTTGAAAGCATAAGCAACTTTAGCAGGTTCTGTTTCTTGTAATCGCACAAATCTTTCAGGGTCAAATTTTATGCCAAAGCCACATAGCGCACAGCCTGTCCTTTGTGCCTTTGTGCAACGATAACAAACTTTATCGCAATTCATATACGACTCTATTGCTCCGTAATCAGAGCAAATAGGAATTTTACGATAGTCTATGGAATATAAAATAGCATCCAAACTTACGCTGCCTAAAGGTTTTGAACGAATAGAACCATCAGGAAATCTATAATTGCACCCCGTTTTAAGCCAAGCATTTTCTCTATCTCTTGATTCAACCGCTTGTTCGCCTGTCATAATGTTAGGGTAGTTCAATCTTGAAATAGGCTCTTTTTTTAAAATGGTGCAACACTTTTCTGAAAACCTTATATCTTCACCTGTAACATTTTTAATGTTAAGCAAAGGCAACCATTGTTTAGCTAATCTAAAAGCGGTGCCAAACATTTCACTTTGACAACTCCAACCCGTCATTGCTAAAATCGTTGTTTTGCTCAATCCCATTTCTCGCAAAGCATCTCTGTTATGGGTAGTAGCGCCGTATAAATCTTTAATATCGTCATAAGTAACACCGTTTTTATCTAAATCTTTTGTTACTTTTCTTATAATGCTTGAAACCGATTTTGATATAAAAGGCAGTCCTTCTTGTTTCATAACGGAAACGATATTTTGTCCTTTTGCCGGTGTAACTTCTTCAAAATCAATTTTTACACTATATTTTTGCTCACATCTTTTTATAAAATATGGAACATAATTTCTCATAGCAGCCGTTTCATTTGTTGTATTCGCCCACGCAACCTTTATAGGAATATGGGTCAAACCAAACATTTGAATAACCTCGCAATACATATCAAGCATTAGCGCCGAATCCTTGCCACCGCTAAAACATACAACTATATCGCCTTTAGTCCAATTTACAGCCTCCATTGTTTTTGCTAATATTCTTTGATATTGCTGTTCGTAAGGCTCGTTGGTCATTTTGACTAAATCTTTTTTGGTGAATTTTTTATCCAAATCTATCCCTCCCAATCAAGTTTTTGTCCGCAGTGCTTACAAAAAGCATCCCTGCCAATGTGCTTGTTACAAGTCGGGCAAGTGAAACTAACACTGCTTATCAATTTGCTTGGGTCAAAACCGTGTATATTAGGATTTCTTGGTATTTGTTTACTCAAAGCATCTATAATTGCACAATATAAATCCAATTTATCTTGCCCTTTGATTATTTCTGAAATGTCTTTTTCAATCATTTATCAAACACCTCATTTTATTTCGTAATATGTTTTATCCTTGCCATTTGCCATACCCAACCCGGTGCATAATTTCTTTCCTTCGCAATCTTTTGTAGGTCTGCTATTGTTCTGCATTGACCCACTTCCATTCTTGCTAATTTCTTTTGCTTTTCTTGTTCTTCTTTTTTAATCGCCTCTATTTTCTTTAATTCCACATCCTGAATGCTTTTTAGCTCTCTGCCTTTTGGAATATGCTCTATTCCACAGTACGGGCATTTGTTTCCCTGAAAGCAACGAAAGCAATTCTCACATTGTCGAATATTTAATGTGCCATCTTCATTAAATTCCTTGCGCTTTTCTACTTGTTGTGTTAAACTCCAATTATGCGTTTCGGTTGGCATACCGTGTTTTTGAACATTATTAACGAAATCAATTATTACGGCTTTTTTGCCTTGCACTGGAGTTAATACCCTACAAGCCTGTTGTATGAATAGTGGCAAGCTGCAAGTTGGTCTTAAAAGCAAAGCTACACTTGCATTAGGCAATGTCACACCTTCGGATATGAGGTTGCAATTACATAAGATTTGTACTCTGCCACTTTTAAATAAATCCATTCGTTTGTTGCGTTCTTTTTGCGACATAGAACCGTCAATACTGATTGCCGATACACCGTTTTCGGTAAACATTTGAGCGGTTTGTTCACTATGCTTTACAGATGTGCAATATGCTATTGCTTGGCGGTTATCACCTAACTGTCGGTAATATTTGAGTACATCACCGTATATAGCGGTTTGACACATAAGCTCGGTTAGTTGTCCGTTGTTATATTCACCGGCAACCATATCGACATTATCAATATTTAAGTTAAGGTCAGGTGCGTAATAGTCATAATCGCTAATAGCACCTAACTTTATTAACTCTGCCGCCGTTATGCCTGTTATTAAGGTGTCGGCTAATGTGAGTGGTTTTCCGTCTAATCTTGCAGGTGTTGCTGTGAATAAAACCCTTTTGCAATCGTAATATTCACACACCTTGCGATAAGACATAGCCTCTGATAAATGGGCCTCATCAATTATGATTAGGTTTATGCTATCTTTGGCATATCTACCTAACCGACTTGCTTCAGTGAACACCGATTCAACACGCACGTTATCAGTTAGCACACTTAAACTTTTCAATAGGTCTTTGTGCTGATTTATAAGTGTATGTCGGTGAGCCAACACAAGAACATTGCCTTTAGCACCTTTAATCATTCGTGCCATAATGTAGCTTTTGCCTGACCTGCAAGGGAGTACACAACATACTCCCTTGCTGCCGTTACGAAATGCGCTAATGGACTTATCAAAGATGTCTTGTTGATAATCTCTTAACATCATTAGTTAAAAGGTAAATCGCCGCCAATATCAACAGGCGTAAATTGTGATGCACTCGCATTGTTAGGCTCTTGCCAAGCGGGTAATTTGTCCTGCCTATCTTTATTGATAAAATATGCAATCTTTGCATTTGGTTCGCCGTTATAATCTTCGTGTTTTACCTTTGCAGCGCCCACTTTACCAACCCAACTATTAAGGTTGAAGTTACCTTGTTGAATACCAAAACTGTTCCACAACTCACCAAGTTTCTGATTGGTGAGCTTTTGATTATCAGGCATAAATACAATGAAATGCCAAATAGTTGAGTTGTAGCCTGATACATCAAGCACCAACTTAATCATTTGTCTACCACTATTACTTGTTTGTTCTTCCGCCGATGCAATACGCACACGATGGTCACCTACAGGAATAGGCTTAAAACTTGTTTCCTCATAATCTGCTGCATTAAAATTCCAATTAACCATTTCTTTTTCCTCCAAATAAATTATTTTTAGTTTTTCTAATGGGGGTTGTTAATGCTTTTTCTACACTCCAACCCATTCCGTTTATTCTTTGACCTATAACACTTTTTTTAAAGCCAAGTTTTTCACTCCATTGCGATATGGTAAGTGTTTCGTTGTTATAGGTTAAAAGGTGGTTGTTACTTCGATTGTTTTGCTGAACCTTTTGTGTTACCCACCTGCAATTAGACGGCTTATAGTTGCCAAAACTATCAATTCTATCAATAGTGAGATTGTCTTTATATCCGTTAGACAACGCCCACTTTTCAAAAGTTTGGTAACTTTCAAACCACTCATCGCACATACAAATACCGCGTCCACCATATTTGTAATAGTTTGTACTTTTTGAGTTATAACATCGGGTCTTAATATCGGCCCAAATTCTATATAACCTTGTCTTGCTTTCGCCGTGAGTTTTATTTATGGTGTGTCGGCTTTCGGTGTAAAGACAGCCACAACTTCTTGTAGTTCCATCTGTTAAGTGTCCTGTTGTGACATAACTAACCTTTCCACAATCGCACCTGCACTCCCACAAAGGTGAACCCGATTTGTTTGTGCCTGCATATTTAACAACTACCAATCTTTCAAATCGGTTGCCCGTTAAATCTCTACGCACTGTCAACTAACCTCTTTCAAAAAGGTTTTCAGGCATTAAAGATTTAGCACAACCTAATTGGTCTTTGACCATTAAAGTGTCACTTGGCTCGGTCACATAGTACCAACGGTTATTGCCCTCTTTGTCTTTCGCTGTTGAAACACGGGCAATAACATTACACAAACCGCACACCTGCTGTTTGATTTTTGCAGGTAGCATTGGTGATAAGCGGTTTTTTATTTCGCCTGAAGGTGTTGTAATTTCCTCAACATCTTCCCAACAGTTGAAAATAACATCCGTACCACAATGGGCTGCTTTTCTTACCAATGCCTTTACTTTTGTATAAGCCAACATATAGGCTTGTCTTATATCGTTAAATGCTTTGCTTTCCCTACACTCAACTATGTACCCATCAATAATGTCACTCAAACAATCGGCAATAATCGTGTCATATTGCTTTGAGTTTGTTGCTTTTTCAAACTCGTCAAGAAAATCCTTAAAGGTTGGTATCGGCTTGATAGTTAAGTTTTCTCTCTTAAAGTTGTTCAACACTACCGCAGAGTTATCACTTGAAAGCAATAAATTCTTGCCTTTAATAAGTGTTGCGTTCACCGTTTTACCTGAACCCGGAGGCCCGTAAATAATTGCTGTTGCCATAAAAGTATCATTTCCTTTCATTTGTAAGATTAAATCGTACATTTAAGTTAAATAAAATCGCCATTAGCAGCTTTGATTTGTCGAGGTGACATACCAAGATAGTTGCTGTCTATTGGCTCTGTAATAATGTTTGTTTCGGTGCAATAATTACAATCATATTCACCGCACCTTGTAGGCTCTATCTCGCCATTCTTTATTGCTTGAAAACGTGAGGCAAGAACCTTTACTGTTTCCAATGCTTCATCAAGGTCATATTGCTTGATTTCCGCTACAGCTAAATGCGTTGGTGTTTCTTTGGTTGCCACATCCAAATAAAACGGCAATCGTTTACCTGTGTTCTGATACACAATCTCTTGATATATAGCACCCTGAATATCATAACCCCAATATTTAACCATTGATTCAAACAGATTTGGTGAGCGTAACGATGCCATATATTTGCCATCGGCAATAAACTCATTAGGCTTGTAATTATCCATTTTAATCTTAAATGGTACGCCTGCGATTTCACCCGTCATAATAGTTTGATGTCTGCTCTTAAAGTGTTTCATCATAAGCGGTTGCTTTTTAATTTTCTCAATGGTTTCCAACGCTTGTACTATTTCTGCATAAGGCTTATTGTCGGCATTAAATAGGTCGGCAAAATAATCAGTTATGAAGGTCTGTAGACGTGCATCATCCAATTTGCATAATTTACTACTCTTTTGGAACAATTCTGAAAAATTATCATATACGAAACCTATTCGAGATTTTTTAGTGCCGGTCAGCATTTCATCCACGAAACTACCTAACAACAATGCTTTTGATTTAGGTCTTTCATACTCGCCTTTCAGTTCTGCAAGCGCCATAGCTTCGCATTTTTTAAATTGTTTGAATTGCGATACGCTCATAAATTCTTGATTGGCCGTCTGTGAATAATAATTGTTTTTAGTCAATTTCATATTCAAGTACCTCGTGTGGTTCTTTGATTTCGGCACAGTTCTCGCAGCCTATTACTTCACCTTCGTTATTAACGAATACCGTTTCATATACTTCTTCGCCGCAAACAGGGCAATAATAATGTGGTTCAGGTCTGCAACTCATACAACCATCACATTCACGGCTTGATTTTTCACACATAAATCCCATTTCACATCATCCTTTCATATGTAACCAAATTGCTTCATTAGCTTTTGTTTGTCTATGCGCCATTGCTTACCAATTTGAATAGCAGGTAAATCTTTTGTAACACAATATCTTCTTACGGATTCAATGCTTAACCCTAACAGAACACTTGCTTGTTCCAAATCAATTAACGCAGGCACTTCATTCCAAGATAAATATTTGTTTTGTCGCACTTCGTCACCTTCCTTTTGGCTTACTTTGTACCATTTAATCGTACATTTCGGTTAAAAAAAATTGATGTCATCCATATCAACTAAATAACCTTTTTTTGCAAAACAAACTATTATTTTTCTCATTTGTTTTGCGTTTGGAAAAGATTTGCCTTTTTCCCATTTATAAAGCGTATCAACCTTCACACCGGCAGCCTCTGCAATATCCGTTGCTTTGATGTTGGCTATTATTCTACACGCTTTTAATGTAAGACAATCACGAATATTTACCATATTTTCACCTCCTTTTACCCATATTCTACCACCGACCTTTTATAAAGTCAATAGGAAATTTTGTTTTTTTCTTACATTTTACGATTTTTTCGTATTTTTTATTGGTAATAACATACAAAAATCACGCTATTAAATCAAATAACTTGACAGCAGTACGATTTTATCTTATTATAATAAAAAAAGGAGTGTTATATATGAAATCAGATTTAGGGAATAAGGAAATTTTTGCTCAAAATCTTAACAGATACTTGCGCCTTTCAGGGAAAACGCAAAGCGAGGTGGCGAGAGCTGTTGGTATAACCAGAGGCACTTTTTGTGATTGGGTTAAAGGTAGGGCATACCCACGAATGGATAAAGTTCAATTATTAGCTGAATATTTTGGAGTAAGAAAATCAGATTTAGTTGAAGATGTTAATATTACAAAAGAATCTACATCAAACAAGGTGGAACAAATCATTGACTTGTTCCATAGAGTACCGGAAGAAAAACAAGAGGCGCTACTTTCCATCATTCAATCTGTGATAGATAATCTGTAATTATTTGTATAATTATATCAATTGTGTCCTCGTTAATCATTTGAAGTAAAATTTCATCGTAGTTGTTCATAAATTCAATATCCCCCTTTAAATGCCGAACATTTGTTCTGTCTATATTTTAATATTAGAACAACGTTTACATTTTGTCAATATAATTTTTCGAGAGTATGTACCATAAATGGTACAGTGAGAGGAAGTGAACCTATGGCTAAAAAAATGAACACGCCACAAGCTGATGGCAGATATAGAGTAAGAGTATATATCGGTCTTAAAGACGGCAAAAAAACATATAAATCAGTATACGGAAAAACACAAAAGGAAGCGGATATAAAAGCAGAGGAATTAAAAGTATCATTGCGAAAGGGCATTGATATTTCGGCTCAAAACAATTCATTTAAAACTTGGGCAGAATATTGGTTAGTATCTAAAAAGCACGAAGTGTCTTCTGATAGATATAGTTCATTAGTATCAAGAGGTAATGTTTGGATAGATGCGCTTAATAATGCTCAAATTAGCCAAATTAAGCCTTTTGAGTTGCAGACAATACTTTTCTCTATTGCAGCAAAAAATCCTTATACAGATAAACCTATGGCTAAAAAAACCATACGGGGATATGTTCAAGTAATCAATGCTATATTTGATTTTGCAATAGACAATAGAATTATTGACTTTAACCCTGCCACAAAACTTAAAATTCCACAAGCTGCAACATCCACTACACAACGTAGAGCCTTAACTGAATTTGAAAGGCAAAGAGTTATGGAATTTGAACACAGAGCAAAGCCTTCTGCAATGCTTATGATGTTATCAGGGTTAAGGCGCGGCGAGGCTACGGCATTACAATGGAATGATATTGATTTTGTAAATAATAAAATATCTGTTACAAAATCATATAATTTTAAAACTAAAGATTTTAAATCCCCCAAGAACGGAAAAGCAAGGGTTGTTTCAGTTCCACAAATTTTGATAGATTACTTAAAGACTTTGCCGAAAGTATCACCATTTGTTTTGACTAATGCAAGAGGTCAAATGATGACCGAAGATAGTTGGAAAAGATTATATCAAAGCTATATGTTGGATATGAATATAGAATACGAATTTGGCGGTTCTATAAATAAACACGCTTGTAATGTAAATGTTCCTATGGTGATAGACACCTTTACCCCACACGAATTAAGGCATACCTTTTGCACCATAATGTTCGAAGCAGGTATAGATGCTCTTACTGCCAAAGAGCAATTAGGTCACTCTGACATCAAAACAACATTGTCAATTTATACCCACTTATCTGCTCAACATAAAGCGACACAAGTTAATAAATTGGACGCCTTTTTAGAAAAAGGTGGCTCAAGGGTGGCTCAATAA